GCTCTACGATGTGAATCTTTGATTGAATCAAGACCCTCATAATTGAGAAGAGGTGCCCACTTTTCCTGCAGATGCTCTGATTGGAACATTTGCTTTTACCTTTGTTAAGTGTTTGTTTTTTGGTTTGAATTATATTAAATTCAATTATTTGCTGAATGCTGAAAGAGTCTTCAGATAACTAGCCATTGAACCTGAATAAGATTCTGGTGCAGCATCTAATCCCTCAGACAAAGTTTCAGTTCTTGCGGAAGGAGAAACTCCTCTTGAAGGAAAATATGATTCCCTCAATGTCTCCAGTTTTTCACGATATTCTATCTCACTTTCAAACTCAACACTTTCGGAAAGTGAAGCGAGCTTGTCTTTCTGAGTGTCTGCAAGACCTTCAGAAACTTGTTCAAAGATTCCATCAGCAACCGACTCTGAGAGACGCTTGTTGAGTGAAATATTTTTTTCGATTTGCTCGTTGAGTTTAGTCTCCATATCATCAAGTTTTTCTACCATACTCTCAAGTACATTATATTTTTCTTCAGGGATTGTTACATAATGTTCTTCAAAAAGACCTCTCATTCCTTGGAGGAATGATTCAGTCATTTCAGTCTTAAGACCTTGTTCGACTGCGAGTGCATTTTCAGAAATCCACTCGTCAGCAACATACTCAAGGTATGAATCTACACGTTCTGCAAGTTCAGTCTTAATTTCTTCGACTTCCTCTGCAAGAACATTAGAATACTGCTCTTCAAGAGATTCTTTAATTTCAGAAACTTTGGAACGAAGAGCAGCCTCAAAAATTGTTCTTGCCTTTTCTTGGAACTCTTCAGAGAGATCCTCACCGGCAAGAAGAGCATTTACATCTTCTTCAATGTCGTACTCTTCTTCTACTACTCCATCTTCATCTTCTTCATCATCTTCTTCAGTCTCTTCAACTTCTTCTACTTCATCCTCATCTCCTTCCTCTTCAGAAAGAATATCTTCATCTTCAAGATCTTCTTCTTCTTTCATTGCTTCAGCAGGTTTTGCACCCTTATTTACAACATCTCTAACTTGCTTAAGAGTTGTTCCTGGTGTTTTCAGTTTTGCTGAATCATCATCTGATTTATAATTTTCTGGAGTAGGACCACCAAGGTCTTCCCATGATCCAGTTTGTCCTGGTGTTGATCCTGAAAGACTTGGAGTTGGGTCAGGTGCAGATGCTCCTGAATTCACAGCAGTTCTGGATTGTTTTGCACCACTTCCTGCACCACCACCTTGTCCAGGTGTAGAAGCAGATTCCATTTCTTGTAATTGTTTGCCACGAGACATTTGAACTCTCCGTATTGTTCCTGTAGTAAATCTATATTTATTTATAATTAATTAAATTACAATAAATTATAATGAGTTTAAGAACTCATTAAACACTGATAACTTATATTCTTCAAGAACACCTTGATCAACAAGAGTGTTAATTTTTCTATAAGTTTTCTCTGCTGCTTTCTCTCTTAAGAGACCACCATCCCAACACCATTCCTTTCCTTCCATAATTCCCTGAACAAAAGCATCGGGTGCAGAAGGGTCAGCAACAATATCAGCAGCAGTTGCTAACATAAAATCTTCACCAACTTCTTTGTATCCTTTGTTGTTTTCTCTCAGTGAACCAATACCACGAGAAGAAACACCAAGAGTTACTCCATCTTTTAGGAGAGACTCAGCAATCTTTCCCATAGGTGTGGAAAGAATTTGTGCCTTACCAACAAAGTTATTACCATCACGATAAAGTTCTGTGATTTTATGAGAAACTCTATCAAGGTTCACAGTAGGTCCATCAGGATGCCCAAGTTCTCCAAGAGCACGTCCTTTCTGAACATATTGCTCATTATAACGATTTACCTCACGTTCCATAATAGACATAGGATACATGCGTCCATTGCGGTTCACAGTTTCTGCTTGAAGGAATGGTCCTTTGATATAAAGTCTTGTTGACTTGCCAGTTCCTTCAGTAATAACTTCTACTTTTTCGATTTCTTCTCTGATGAGTTTCATTATGCTTGTCCTGATAGTTGAACTTGTTGATAATAAAGGGTTCCTGCCCCGACACCGTATGCGGAAACTTTATTTGCAGTCACAATAGATGCATATGGTGAACTGAATGCAGTTAAAATTCCACTTGAGTTATAATTTACGGTCATTCTTGTTTGGAAAAGACCTTCCACCCCGGAAGATGTATCAACTGAGAGAACTTCTGCGGAAGTAAAATTATAAAGTGCTTCACTTGCACCAGTTAGTGTTACATAATCTCCAACACCAAAAGGAAGTTGGGTTCCTTCTGGACAAGTTAGAACTGTTGAAGTTCCAGTTGTAACTCCAACAATACGATTTGATGCTTTCGTAAGAGCAAGAGTCGCTGTTCCTCCAGATGGAATAAAGTAGTCGGCAGTGGTTGCTGAAGGAGTTCCTCCAACTGCAATATGAGCAGCAGCTCCAACTGCAACAACTCTAATAGTGTTTGACTGAACAGAAAACGCAGTTGAAGTTGTTGCTGTTCCTGCTGAAAAATTAAATGAGGCTCCAACCCCAACTGGTCTATGAGTCATTATTTTATTAGATACACTTTTACTTATTTATCAATCAATCTTCCTCAGCATCTTCATCCTCAGTGTCAAACATTGAGTTTGCTACAAAAGGTCTAAATTCATCAACTTTTCCCGATGCTTTTGCAAACAAAAGTTCTTTAATCTTGTCACTAATCTGTGAGGGGGACTCATCAGAAGCAATCATGTCCATTAAATCATCCATATTTTTAAATTAATTAATCAATGTTATTTATTAAATCTCACCACCTTTGGGAATTTCTGCAATTTTTCCATCAACTTCAGTTGCAGAACCATCAATTTCTGGTTCCATTACTGGTTGCCCCAAGTCCATTGAAGCAGTTCCTGGATCAAGTGGCATTCCTGTTGCTGGATCTATTGGTGCATTTGGATCTGGAATAATGCCATCTTTAATTTCTTTTTTAATTAGTTTATCCTGATCAATGATTTCTTCATCAGTTTGACGAAGAATTTTGCGTCTTAAATAATCTTGTGAAAAATATTTACCAACATATGGTTCTGCTGTTGCAACCATTGCAAGTCTTTCATTTAACAATTCAGCATCTTTAAGTTCTGAGAAATGATTATCATACAAGAAGTCATATTGAATATGCTCTTCCATTATATTCCAGTCTTCTGGAGTAATGACATTTTTTAGAATTAGTTGTGTTTTCAGCATGTCATGGAACATGTATGAAAATCTTTTTCTAAGACGAGCAACAAACTTAGTAAATTTTACTTCGTCTCTTAGAATTTCTGAAGAACGACCAAGATTAAATCCACCTTCACCATCCATTCTTGATGGCGGAACATTTAATGATCTGAAAAGTTTTTTCTTAAAGTATTCAATATCTGTAATTTCTCCAAGATTTTGACCACCAGGAAGTGTGGTGATTTCAGTTCCTCTACCACCTTCACGACGAGGTAACCAGAAATCTTCAAGCATACTCATAAACTTTTTATCGTCACGAATTTCACCAGTTTGTGCATCATAAACTAGTTTGTTACGATATCTCATCATAACGTCACGAAGATATTGTTCTGCTTTTACCTTAGGAAGATTGCCAACATCAATATAAAAAATTCTTCTTTCAGGAGCACGAGACAATCTATAGATAACCAAAGAATCCTCAATCATTCTAAGTTGATTAAGTGATTTAATTGCTTTGTGAAGATATGAAAGAGTATTCCCTTTATTTCTATCTACAAGACCTGAAGTGCAATATGTAATAGAATCTTTTGTCATTTTGACTCCAGCATTCCCACCAAAACCAGAAGGATCTCCTGAGGTATAACTAATTTTTGGAGTATAAATGAAGTATTCTTCTATTTGAGGAAATTCATAATCCATTGGATTATCATTTCTAATATTCGTCAGTCTATACTTATCTTTTTCACTTTTTTTCTGTTGTTTCACATATTTCATTTTGATTGGATCTATGTAACGCAACTCTTGAATTCCTTCATGTGGATTCTTCAAATCAATTACTTTGTGATAGAATATTCTTCCATCTACATACCAATTCCTATAAATTTCATGAGATTTTTTATCAAAGTCCAGTAAAGATAAAATATATTTAAATTCTTCTCTTATTTTTTTCTTAATTCCATCACTTGCATTTAAGTTGGATAACTCAATTTGAATTGGAGAATCATTTGAGTCTGATACGATAGCTTCATTTACAATGTCTTCAATTGCACTATCACATTCAGGATGCAATGACATTTCACGATATCTTTTAAGTAAATCAATTTCTGTTTTATAAACACCTTCTATATCAAGAGATGTGCCAAAAAAACCACTACTCATATAGTGGTCATTCCCGTCCTCGGTATTTGGAGGAACGGGAGAGACTACTCCAGGAGATAATGGTTCTGTGTCTTCAATAGAAAACCCAAAAAGTTTTGCCATAATTTATTTTAATTTTTATCTTTTACCTATTTATTAAGCTTGTGCTGCCGTCGCTCCACTGATAAGTTCAAAAGATTGAACTTGGAATTCAACTGTAAATTCCTCAATTGTATCCCCACTGTCATAAGACAAGTCAATAGCAGAAACTGCTGTTGGGAAAATATCAACAAAATTATATGATGCCAGAATAGAACTATCTGCTCCTGCATTAGTTGTGCTGTTAACAGTAGATCCTCTTCCAAGTTGATGAACAGTTGCATTGCTCATATAAGAAGATGGGTTTGTTGCTCCCAAATTATTATCAAGTTTTGCTATTAACTCCATCCAAGCTTCAAATGATCTGCGAAGTTTGAAATCCTCATCATTAATAACAGTTACAGTCCAAACATCAATAGATCTGTCTCCAGCAACTTTAAATGTTCTTCCTCTAAATGGAACGTCAATACTAGCAATGGTAGAGGCAGGTAAATTTGCTGCCTTACAAAGATACTTAAATGTATCCGCATCCCATCCAGTAATTGCGGATGGGAAAGTTGTTAGTTCAACCTCAAATAGGTTGGGTCTTGCACCACCACCAGCTAAGGTGCTTTTAAATTCTGAAATTGTTTTGAGTCTTGCCACTTTTAGTTACCTCCTTGTGTTATTTATTATAATAATTAAACAGTACCAACAACTTCTTCAAAACTCACTCCTGTGCGAGTTGCGACGAATGTTAACGTTACAAAGTTGATAGATTTAGCGGGTTTCAGGAAGATGTCTGCCCTAAACTCATTGTTATCAATTACATCGGGAGTATTATTTGTTTTATCACAAACAACTAAGAAACCAAAAAGACCTCTTTTTGCTTGAACATCACGAAGATATGGTTCAACAATGTTCCTGAAGTTTGCTCTTGTCAACTCATCATTTAATTCAAAGAGTTGTGCTTCTGCAGATCTTTGAAGTGCTTGTTGAATTGTAAGGAATAAACGACGAACGTTAATTCTATCAAAAGCAGAGGCATATCCAAGAGCAGTTTTGTCTCCAAAAAGAAGAGTACCAATTCCTGGTTGTGTTATGATTGAGTTAATTCTCTGTGGATAGAGTTGATCTCTTTGTGCTTTACTTGGATTATATGCAAGTTTAATTGCATTATTCAGAATTCCACGTTGTTGTCCTGCAGGTGAGAACCATGGATAAGCAACAATATTAGTGCGAGTCATTAATCCTGCAACGTCAGCATTACAAGGAACATAAACAAATTTATTATTAAATCTGTCATAAGTGTACTTGTATCCACTATCAAATATTGCATATGATGAAGATGCAAGTGTACTGAAGTATTTGATTAGATTATTTGTTTGTGTCGTTGTGTTTGTAACACCAACTAAGTCGGCTTTGTGAGCTCCAATTGTTGCAACACAATCTTTTCTTTGTTGTGCAAGAGCAATTATAGCTCCTGCTTTTGCTTGAGTATCATTTACTGATTGTAATGAAGGACCCATAATGATATAATCGGCTTGAACCTCATCTTTGTTTGAGAACAAATTATATGAAGTGATTAAATCACCAAGAGTTGCTTGCATTCCACCAGAAGCAGAATAATCAACTCCACCTGCTAATGTATAAGTTTTATTTCCAATTGCAGCAAATGTTACACCTTGTGCGTCTTGCCCCCATAGTCCGTCTCCAGTAGTGATTGGAGTAAACGCAGTAGAGAACCCAGTTGCTCTTGGAGTAGTTCCGTGATATGCATCAGCAGCACTTGAAGGATTTCCACCAGCATAAATTTGTGATGAAAAATCTGCAAGGTAATCTTCGTACCAGATTTTCTGTGGAGAATTTACAGCAGATACTGCATCAACTGCCTTTGAAAGATTCAAATGTGTTTCTAAAAGTGTACCTGTGTTTCCTGTAATTGTTCCTTTATCATCAACAACTACAACGTGAAGTCCATCACCATAACCTTGTCTTTGAGCCGTATATTGACTAGTGGTTGGCCTTGGTGCAAGTTCTCTCCAGAAAATTGTTGCATTAGTCAAACCAAGAGTTTGGTTCTCGTACCAATCTGAAACAGATACTGGAGTTACTCCAGCAAGTCCTGCAGTGCTTCCAGTAGTAATACCAGAGTTATTAATAAAACGAATAATTGATGTTGTAAATCCTGCTTGAGTGGACCCCTCTGCATATTCTACCCTTGTTTCTGTA